TTGAGAATTTAGTTGAAGTGTATATTGAGAATTATGAATTTAGCAAAACAAATGTTTGTACTATTATTTTTAATATTTATATGTTGTGGATATTTTCCTTTTACCATATTTTTTTTCCATTAATTGTTGATGAAGTTCCCAGTTTATAATTGATTCATTCACCTCATCATCTTTTGCCATATCATATAATTTACTAACTTTTCTTAATAACTGATCAGCAACTCTGTTAAATTTTTTACATTCGTCTTTAAAAAACTTGATTGGATTTTTTTCGTATCGTGTTGTAAAGTTCAAAAAGTTTTTTCTAACCTCATTAACTTTAGATAATGCAATTGCCTCATCTTTCATAAAATCAGGTAAAATTCCCATTTGCTGACCAAACTCAATAAAATTATCAGTTCCTTTCGATGTCATATCCAAAAAGAATTGCATTCTTGTGTTAACAATTGATATGTAGACTATCTCCAAAACTCGTTTAATTTTTTCATCATCGGTCATTTCACTTGGGTCTTCGTCAATGTGTTCTAATAGTGCATCAACTCTGAACATTTGATCTTTCAATTCAGAAATAAAATGTTCAAATGTGAAATTTTTGATTCCAACAAGTTCTTTATAAACTCTTTCATTTTTCAGAAAATTTTCGAAATTTTTCTTTGTTACATTCAATGATTTCATTTGTGATGCAATTTCCGTTGTTCTTACTAAGTTTTCTGCAACAGCAACAAAATACATGTTTCTAAAAAAAACATGATCAATTATTGGTATTCCGAAACTATCTTTGTGTTGTGTTGCTTGATATTCTGCGTCATGACCAACCATAGCTGTTGGTCTAACTTGTTTGTCATACATATGTTTTATTTCGTGTGCTAAAGATGCCGTTTGTTCTACTTTATGATTTTGAAAAAATTCATATAACTCGTTTGGTTCCCAATCTTCTGAGACTGCAAAGGTAATTGACATGTGTAACTCGGTAGATGGTTCTGTTACTTTTTTAAGTAATGTTCTGTCGAATGCAAAATTCGTTCCAACTGTCATCGAGATTACTTGAGGTTTTTCATTGTAATTTTCAAATGTTTCTGTAATGACTGTCAATTCGTATGAAGTTATTTTTTTCTTTTTTTTATCTCCAATCTCAAAGTCAAGGTTACCTGTAAATTCATACTCTTCTTCTTTTTCCGTAATCGATTTTAAATTGGTTAAAATCTGATCATATAATTTTTCACCCGAATCTAAAATAGATTGTGGTACCCCTAATGCCTCTTTTAAAAAAACTTTGGAAATAAAACTTGCTTGATTTTGTGATATAACAACTTTTTTCATACTATTATAAATATCTTAAAATAAAAAAGGTGAACTGATTCACCTTTTCTACAAGGTCGTCCAAAATGGATCGACTCCACCACTTTGTTTTTAACTCAAACAAAGAAACTAAACTGTAACAAGAGCTTCGATTTTACTTCTAACTTGTTCATTCAAATTGAGTTCTAAAACTTTTGTAACAATTACAGAATCATTCAAAACTTTAGAGGGTATGTGAACATAGAAAGTTTCCCCGTTGAAAAAAGTTAAATCTTCCTTAAGTTCAACACTTGCGTGTACCATTTTCAAAAATAACTTAAACTGTGTTTGATCAACAAATGTTTCGTTGATTAAATCTCCAAACTTTTCATTCATTATTTTTATGTTGTATCCTGTCTTATTCATATAACAAAGGTAATTGAAAATTCTGAAATAAAAAACTATTTATGAACATTTTTTTAAGTTAAAAACCAATTTCTTCTTCCCAAATTTTATTAAGGGTTTCTTCACTAATTCTTTGATCAAGGTTAGGATAACGATTTATTAATATTTTAACAAATCTGATTCTGTCTTTAGCGAGTTTAGGATTAAAAGTGACTTCAATTAAGGAATCACTCAAGTGTGAATTAACCACAATGTTTAAGGATATTGTTCTCATAAAACAAAGATACAAAAATTATTTCAATATTTTTTCAATAATTTTAATTAAATCTTCATTTTTTTCATCCAAGGGCATTTTATTTTTGTAAAAATACTTACATTCTGTATGTTCATACCCATCTTTAGCGTTTTCTAAATCAGGTAAAAATTCATCGTCCTCACTTTCTAAAAGATAAACGTAAACAATACCTCTTTTAGTTTTCGATTCTTTTGTATATTTGTTGATGAATCCGACTAGTTTCAAATCATCATCTATTTTTAAATTTGTTTCTTCGAAAAATTCTCTATGAGCAGCATTTATTGGGGTTTCATCTCTTTCAATACCTCCCATAGGAATTGACCATTTCCTTTCAAAATTTTGATTTGGCGCCCTTTTACATAGTAAAACTTGATTTCCTTTTTTTACAAGAACACCCGAAGATCTTTTAAATGTTTTCATGATATATTTATAAATATGAGAGTAATGATAAACAATAACTTTTATAACGTGAAATGTTTGATTTCACAAAAAGATATTAATTCAGGAATGATGGGTAAAAAGTTTGATCACAATTTTGATGGTTTACTTTTTATGATGGGTGAAGGTACTCACAATTTTTGGATGAAAAATTGTATCACTCCTTTGGATATTATTTTTATAAAAAACGATCGAATATCAAAAATACACCATGATTGTAAACCTTGTAATAAATCAGATAGTAATAATTGTCCTCGATTCAAAGGAGATGGTAATTTAGTTTTAGAATTACCATCTGGTGATTGTAAAAAATATAACTTAAGTGAAGGGGACGAAATTCTAATTAAGTACTAAACCCTTTTGAGTCGAATCCAAGATGAAAGAGGCAACTCTACCCCGAGCAATTTCACAATACTTTTGAGATAGTTCAATACCTAACCATTTACGACCTAATATCTGAGCCGCAACCAATGTAGTTCCTGACCCGACAAATGGATCCAGAATTATATCGTTCTTATATGATAATATTTTGATTGCTTTGGTCGGGATTTCCATTGAGAAGGTTGCTTTAGTAAGAGATTTAGTGTCAGCAAAATAATTCCACTGACCAAACACAAGTTCCATGAACTCTTTTTTATCGTTTTCACTATAAACCATCTTATTTCGTTTACTACCATCCTCGTTTTCGATTTCAGTCAATTCACCTGTCCATTCAGGTTGTCCTTTTACTTTTTTAATGTGTTTGTTTTTGTATGCCAATATTACACACTCCTTTGGGTTATAAATATAAGGTGATGATGGGCTCATCCAAGAACCCCAAGCTGTGGTCTTACTTCTATGTGGTGATTGTTCTTCTAAATCAACAATACCAAAGAACCCATAACCAATCTCTTTCATAATTTGCCACATCTCTGAAACAAAAAAGATACGACCACCTTTCTTTTGACGATTGATCTCATAAGGGATGTTAAGGGCAATTCTTCCATCGTCCTTCAGAACTCTATATGTTTCACTCAACCATGATTTAGCAAACTCAAGATAGTCGTTGAAGTCAATGTTGTCCTCATAAACATCATAATCTATTCCTACTCCGTATGGAGGTGATGTAACAACCAAATCTACAGATCCTTCAGAGAGTGTTTTCATAACCTCAATACAATCGCCATTTATTATTTTTCCTGTTTCAATCATTTTTAAAATATTATTTTTATTAATTCTATTACAAATGCCCAAGTCGATACCAAAATACCAACAGCAATACAAACAGCAATTATTCTGTAAATTGTTTGATCACTTTTTTTTAACTTCCTTCTAAAGTAGTTCGGATCATATTTCCAACTCATAGTGCCTGTGTTAACATTTGAGCAACTTTATATCCTGTGTAAGCACCTGCTGCAGCTGAACCAGGAAGTACAATAAATTTTCCCAACATGGTTTCGTATTTTTTTCTATTTACAATATAAGAAATTAGAATGTAATAAACAATATAATTTATTAAAACTAAAAAGTCCAGTTCTTTTGCAACGAATACAACTATAGAATTTCCTAAAAATCCCCAAATAAAATTAATGAGAGTTTCTCTCATCAACTCGTTTGGTGTTGTGATCGCGTCTAAGACACTGATCTCTCTATCAAGACCTGTTTTTTTCGAGTGTTTCGATGTGGTGTTGGAGGTACCATAACGCTTTTCTGAGATCCTCGAGTTCTTTATCTTTCCCTTTTTTTCCTGCACGACTAATATATTTTACTGTATTTCCTAAACTAAAACCTAAATCCCAAGCATCAATAACCTTGATTGCTTCGTAATGATTGTCTTTCCCTCCATAATGTAGAGGATGATTAACGTGTTCCATTATTCCGCCTTATCTTGTTTATATTCATTCAACAACTCATCGTTACTCATTGTTCCGTACTTTCCTTCTATTGTTTTTGTATCAACATATGTGTTCATCATGTTTTTCACTTCGTAGATTTGATGAGTGGTATCCAATGATTTAACTATCTCACAAATGATTTTGTATGGATCTGCGTTGGACCCTGGTCTACGATCCTCTAAATAACCTTTCCATTCTTTAGCAGTGTCCTGAGGAACACGAATTGACGCTCCACGATCAGATACACCCCAACTAAACTTATCGATTGATTGAGTTTCGTATTGACCAGTTAAACGAAGGTTATTGTTAGATCCATATGCTTTGATGTGATCATCATGTCTAGCCTCAAATGCGTTAAATAAAGCCATAAAATATTCTTCATTTCCTTCATTTCTCATTTTATCAGTTGAAAAATTCGTGTGAAGTCCTGATCCATTCCACTCTCCGTGTGTTAATGGTTTTGGGTGAAGTTCGATATGGTATCCGTATTTTTCTGCAATTTTAAGTAAGAAGTATCTTGTCATCCAAAGATCATCTCCACCTTTGTGTTTTCCTTGAGAGAAAACTTGATACTCCCACTGACCAAGTGCAACCTCCGCGTTTATACCGGTAATATCAATTCCATAATTCAAACACATGTTTAAATGTTCATCAACAAATGAACGACCTACCACGTTATGTCCAACACCACAATAATATTCACCCTGTCCTTTTAAAATATTTCTTTTGTGTCCCAATATGTTTCCATTAATTTCTTCACGAATGAAATATTCTTGTTCGAACCCAAACCAAAGATCTTCATATCCTTGACTAATTTGTGATCTTTTGTTTGATTCGTGTGGAGTTCCATCAGGATTTAATACCTCACATAAAACATAAATAGTGGAAGTAACATCTGAAATATAATGTCTTATAGGTTTTAATAATCTATCTGAGTTACCTGTTTCAGCTTGGAGAGTCGATGATCCGTCAAAATTCCATATGGGGAATTTTCCATCCAAAAATGCATTTTTAACTTTTTCGTACTCAACTATTTTTACTTTGCTTCTCAAATTTGGTTCAGGTTTGTATCCATCCAACCAAACGTATTCCAATTTAACTTTCATTTTTAATCAATATTTAAATTATTATCTTGATAGTGAGTAAATACGAACTCATCAAGTGTCATTTCTCTTAAAGTGTTATTATTTATATCTTCCACCAAATAATTGTAATCAGGTTCTTTAAGTGTTTTTACAAATTTTAAATAATTTTCATACTCAATTTCAATGTTTTCATCACTTGATAATATGATATTTGTGGGTGATGGAAAAATCATATTTAACCCCACGCCTAAATTTACTTCTATAGTTGTTTCTTTTTTCATTTTGTTTTATTTATAAAATCTATAATATCTTTTTCATTAGGATTATTTTGAAATTCTTGATAAACTTTCTTTGAGAATTCGTCAGTACAAATTATAGCATCAGCATCAAGATAGATCATAATGTGGTGTAAGTTTTTTAATATATTCTCTTTTTTTAGAAACCTTTTGTTGAATCCCATTTTCTAATCTTCTTTTTTTTCTACCAACCTTTGAAACTCAGTGTTTAATTTATTGTGGTTGATGAAAGAAATTAATCTTCTCTTAAATAAAGGTAATAGTGTTTCTTCTATTGGAAAATCTCCTTTACTGTCCATTTGAAATACTGGTAATGTTCTTTTATCTTCCCAATTAGAAAAGTTAGAAATTATTTTGGCTAATGTCAAATTTTTTACATCATCGTTGTAAATCAACGTAACGTTTGTTTTAAATTCAGGCGATTTTTTAGATGCGGGTTTTATTTCATATTCCCATACAAAAATTTTGTTGTCAGATTTTTTGGTGAAATAAAAATACCCTTTTGATGAATTTGTGTTTTTTTTATTTTTTTTGAGGACCAAATCCACTGAGTCATAAACTGCAGTCCAAACTGATTTAGCAATATTAAAATACTCAAAAACTCTGGGGGTGGAATAAGTTAATATAGATAAGAATTCTTTGTATTCTTGTTCTGACATTTGTGGTATTTCTCTTAATTTAAGATCTCTTACCAATAATTCATCGTCAATTGAATTAAAACTTTTGTTTGTGTAAATTAACTTTCTATCTTTTATTAAAGTTTGTAAGTTGATAAGGTGTAGTGACAATTCAATAAATCCTGGATAAAGTTCTAGTTTGTCTAACTTTTCTCCCATTTTTTGAAAATAAGATAATAATTTATATTCTTTATGTTCTCTATCAATTGGTTTTTCAAACATCCAATCGGTATCCATAAGAAACTCTATTTTTTTCTTTTTTGCCATTAATTAAAATAATATGACATTTTGTTGTTCGAGTAAACATCAATCGATTCTAAAAACCACATAATCGGTTCCATTAATAATGAACTCATCGTAATTTCCATCGTAATATGCTAAAGCTTCAAATGATGAATCATCAACTAAATCATTAAGAATTTGTGTTGTATCTATGAAGTATACAATATCTAATCCATAATCATTTACAAAACTCATTGGATTTCTTTCTGCGTCATATTTCATATCTTCCACAATAGATTCTACAGATTCATCATCTAAATCCCCATCTGGGTTATCTTTAATTTCTTCTATTTCATAATCAATATCCGATATTCTACTTTCACGTTCTTCATCGTGTTCTTCAGTATTTTCATCATCATATATTTGGTGAGGAGGTATAACTTGACCTTCTTTATATAAAACCCAATTCGAAGTATTTGGATTTGTACTTGTGTTTACATATTGAAATCTGTTACCTTCTGAATCTTCAAAATCGAAAACTTTTCCGTCTTTTTCTTTTGTTGGGTACATTATTGGGGCTTTTAATCCTTCATTTTCATAAACCCACTTTTCCATTTCAAGTAACCATATTTCGGTTTCTTGATCTTTACTTAAAAAACGGGTCACATCATAAGATTCAGGAGAATCGTAGACACTATCTCTGAATGAATCTTCTAAATATTCTGCAACTTGATCACCATCCACATAACCCTCAAGAAATTCACGCGAAAGATAATCTGTTGGGTTGTCAACCCATTCTTGGTAATAATCTTCTAACGATGACATCGCGTTACTATAAGTTGACACCGCATATTCAAATCCATTATCAAGAGAAAGATAAACTTTCATATCATAATGACTTCTACCCTCAGGATAAAAATTATAGACATCAACTTTACCGGTTGTTTCATCATCTAACTCGGATTCTAAATCTCCTATTTCATTTTCTATTTCATCAATTTTTTCTTGAATTTCATCCCATTTTGAATTCCATTCATCGTCGTTTGTGTCTAAAGAATCTTGTTTTTTGTCTAACTCAGTTTGTTTTTCAACTAATGATTCTATATTTTGTTTTAATTCTTTTACTGTTTCAGTATCAATTTTACCAACATGTCCACTATTAACGGCAAATTCAAAAACGGCATGTGCCATTTCAGATTCTTCATCAGTATTTTCTTCATCCCATTCAT